ATACAATTTACTAAAGTGGGATAAACAAGAAAGACAATATTATCCTATTGCGATTAACTTATATGAAAGAGGAAAGATAGATGAGTAACATTGACTTTGAACAAGACCAAGAAAAGTTGTTAAGCAAAACAGGCAACATTCAATCGTTAGCTGACCAAGTAGAAAAATTAGATAACTTAGCTAAAGAAATTGAAGCAACTGAAGATGTATTAAAACAACGTAAAAAAAATTATGACTATTTATCGTCAGAAGTAATTCCAACCATGATGGCAGAGATGGGTTTATCTCACCTTAAACTTATGGATGGATCTTCGGTAGATGTTAAACCAAATTATAGTGCAAGCATAACCATAGCAAATAAGGATGCTGCATTTCAATGGCTTCGAGACAATAACCTAGGTGATATAATCAAAAATGAGATATCCGTATCATTTGGGCGTAACGAAGATACCAAGGCGGCTGATTATGCCAACCTTGCATCTGAGCGTGGGTATCAACCGACACAAAAGTTGAAGGTTGAACCCATGACTCTAAAAGCGCTAGTTCGGGAGCGTTTAGAAAACGGCAAAGAAATGCCTACTGAACTTTTCAACGTATTCGTTGGAAATAAAACAACAATCAAAAGGAAACAATAACCATGAATGAAGTAGCAACGAAAAAAGACGGCGCAGTAGCAATAAATATGTTTGAGGCTGACGCTGATAAAGGCTCTCAGAATATGACGCAAGATGATCTTGCATTACCATTTCTGAAAGTGTTAGGACAATTATCTCCTGAAGTTAATAAGAGAGACGGAAAATATGTTGAAGGCGCAGAGCCTGGCATGATTCTTAATACTGTCACAAGCGAAGTATTTGACGGTGCTAAGGGGATGAACGTAATACCTGTCTACTATGAAAGAAAATTAGTAGAATGGCAAGATAGAGGCGAGAGCAAAGGCGCTCCAGTCGCAATCCATAATGCGGAAAGTGATATCATGAGTCAAACAACTCGAGATAAATCATTTAAAGATAGATTATCTAACGGTAATTATATTGAAAACACTGCAAATCATTTTGTAATTGTTTTAGGTGAATCACCTTCTAGTGCATTGATTTCTATGAAAGCTACTCAATTAAAAATTAGTAGAAAATGGAACTCAGTCATGATGGGTATAAAGCTTCAAGGTAAAAACGGATTATTTACTCCGCCAACATATAGCCATATTTACAATCTAAAAACTGTTCAGATGTCAAATGACAAAGGAACATGGTTTGGTTGGGATGTGTCTAAAGTTGGACCTGTTGAAGATAAATCAGTTTACGATATTGCTAAATCTTTTGCCGAAAAAGTTGGTAAAGGTAACGTAGAAGTAAAACACGGAACTGAAGAATCTAATACAAAAGCACCATACTAATTCCTAGGAACTGGGCGAGTGAGGGAGACTAAGCTCGCCTGGAAAATATTATGGTTGATAGATTTAAAAAGATATTCAAAGGATTAGAACGTGCGCACGGTTGCACTAAAGTAAGTGACCCTGTTGCAGATGGTGTCAAATTAAAAGGACAATCATTTGTAGTGCGTAGACCTGTAACAGATGAGTTATGGGAAGATCATTTAAAAGGTACTCAAAGTTTAGGTATCATTCCAATTAACGAAGACAATCAATGTGTATGGGGATGTGTAGACATAGATTCCTATGCAGGGTTTGATCACAAAAAATTAATAGACAAGATACAATTATTTAAACTACCACTCATAGTGTGTAGGTCTAAGAGCGGTGGTGCTCATGTGTTTCTCTTTTCAGAAGAACCCGTAGCAGCAGAAAGCATGAGAGATAAGTTAACAGAAATAAAAACACTACTAGGGTACGGCGGTTCAGAAGTATTTCCAAAACAAATTCAATTAAAATCAGCAGATGATACAGGTAATTTTTTAAACCTACCTTACTTTAATGGCGATCAATCAACTAGATATGCGTTTAAAGGTGATGGCGATGCAGCAACTGTACTAGAGTTTTATGAGTTGTATGATTACGTTAAACAAAAAGACATTACAAAAATTAAAATAGAAAGACCTAAGTCTGACTATGATGATGCACCACCATGTATAGAACTAATGGCATTAAATAAAATACCTGAAGGTGGTAGAAATAATTCTATGTTTCATTTTGGTGTGTACGCTAAACAGAAGTGGCCTGCAGAATGGAAAAGTAAGATGACTATGTTTAATATAGAAGCATCAACTACACCGTTAAGTGAGTCTGAAGTAGATATTATTAAAAGACAGCATGAGAAAAAAGAATGGGGTTACAAATGTAATGACGTACCTATGTGTAACTTATGTGATAAAAAATTATGTAGAACTAGAAAATATGGAATAGGTGAAGAGATTGTATTCCCATTACTATCTGACTTACAAAAAATTAAGTTAGAGAAACCTTATTACTACCTTAATGTAGATGGAGAGAGATTACATTTAGAGAATGTTAAGTTTTTAAAACAACAAAGTTTATTCCAGGAAGCATGTATGGAACAGCTAGATTTTAAACCACCAACAGTTAAGCCTAAAGACTGGGACATGATTATAAATCCACTGATGAAGAACCACGAACCTGTGGAAGCACCAGAAGGTGTAACAACTCAGGACCAATTACAAAATCATTTAGAAGAGTATTGTCTAAACAGACAAGTATCCACAGACAAGAATGATCTTAAAAAGGGTGGGGTGTGGACTAACGAAGGCCATCACCATTTTGTGTTTGATAGATTCTACAATCAATTTTTAATTAGAAAACGTTGGGACATAAACTATCAACGTACAGCACAGATGTTAAAAGAAGCCTGCAGTTGTGATGACAAACGTATAGGTAAAGAAAGAATATCTGTATTCCAAGTAAAACAGTTTGATAAAAAAACTGATGAGTACAATCAAAAAGAATTAAAACCAAAGGATCATTTCTAATGAGAACAATTGTATTAGGTCCACCAGGTACGGGTAAGACTACAACTCTGTTAGGTAAAGTAGATTCTTATTTAAAAAATACAGACCCAGATAAAATTGGTTACTTTGCTTTTACACAGAAAGCAGCACACGAAGCTAGAGATAGAGCCATGAGAGATTTTAATTTAGGTGAGGATGATCTACCATATTTTAGAACCCTACACTCACTTGCTTTTAGAAAATTAGGATTGAAAAAAGATCAGGTCATGCAGTCAAGACATTACAAAGATCTTGGAAGCAAGTTAGGGTTTCCAGTTACTTACGCAGACTATCAAGAAGACCAAGGGGGTATCTTTACATCAGACAGTGAGTATCTTAGAATTATACAATTGGCACAGCTTAGAAATATAACACCAGAACAACAGTTTGATTTAGCTGAACACACACAAGACCTAGAGAGAGATCAACTTAGAATTATAGCTAACGAACTTAAACGTTATAAAAAAGAATATAACTTAATAGATTTTAATGACATGATATTAGACTTTACTAAGTCAGACCTATCACCAAAATTTGATGTAGTGTTTATAGATGAAGCACAAGATCTATCTTTAATGCAATGGGACATGGCAAAAACTATATGGAATAAAACAGAAGATGCTTATATTGCAGGTGATGATGACCAAGCTATTTTTAGATGGGCTGGTGCAGATGTAGATTCTTTTATAAATTTAAAAGGAACTCATTGGCCGTTAGAACAATCACATCGTATTCCAGCTAAGGTACACAAATTAGCCATGAGTATTATAAATAAAATTACAAATAGAATACCTAAGAATTGGAAACCAAAAACAAACGAAGGTACCCTACAAAGACATTTTGATATCGATAGTATAGACATGAGATCAGGAGACTGGCTAGTGTTGAGTAGAACTAGGCAAATGTTAAATGATATAGAGGAGTCTTTATACAGACAAGGATTGTATTATAATAATAGATATAAAAGAAGTAACGAACAAGATTTACATGAAGCAGCCACGGCCTGGGAAGGTGGTTTAAAAGGACAACCATTATCATACAAACAAATAGAAAGTATATCTAAGTATATAAGTGATAAACATTGGCATAAGAAAAAAATTAAAGGTATGACTAAAGGAGGATTCTATAACATAGATCAATTAGTTAGTGACTACGGTCTTCAAGTTAAAACAGTTTGGTTTGAAGCATTTGACAATGCAGGACAAACTAGGGTACAATATTTACGTAAGATGAGAAAGAACGGTGAGAAATTAAACGAAAAACCTAGAATTGAACTATCCACTATACACGCAGCAAAAGGTGGGGAAGCAACTAATGTTGTATTGATGACAGATCTAACACACAACACAATGAGAAGTTATGAAAGAAATCCAGATGACGAGAATAGATTGTTTTATGTAGGCGCAACAAGAACAAAAGAAAACCTACATATCGTAGAACCAAAAAAATATGAGAAGGGATATATACTATGAGTGCATACGACAAACAAATTGCAGGCAACCACTATCAAGGATTTAAGATACAGCCAAGTAAATTTGTAATCGAAAATAAAATGTTATTTCCAGAAGGATGTGCAATTAAATATATTTGTAGACATCCCCACAAAGGAAAAAAAGAAGATTTATTAAAAGCAATTCATTTTATAGAAATGATTATTGAAAGGGATTATGATGCAAATACCACTATTTAAACCACAAACAGAATGGCTACCACCAGAAAATTTTCCAGACCTATCTAAGTATAGTGAGATAGCAATTGACTTAGAGACTAAAGACCCTGACTTAATTAAAATGGGATCGGGATCTGTAGTTGGTAGAGGTGATGTAGTTGGTATTGCCGTAGCCGTACAAGGTTGGTCTGGTTATTATCCTATAGCTCACGAAGGTGGTGGCAACATGGATAGAGCAAAAGTTTTAAAATGGTTTCAAGGTGTGTTGGACACACCTGCAGATAAGATATTTCACAACGCCATGTATGACGTGTGTTGGATTAGAGCGCTCAGTTTAAATATTAACGGTAAAATAATTGACACGATGATTGCATCGGCCTTAGTTGATGAAAATCAAATGCGCTATAACTTAAACAATTGTGCTAAACGATATACTGGAAAAGGAAAAAATGAAACAGAATTATATGAAGCAGCAAAAAGTTGGGGGGTTGACCCCAAGGCAGAAATGTATAAACTACCTGCGATTTATGTTGGTGCTTACGCAGAAAAAGATGCAGAAATTACATTAGCACTTTGGCAAGAACTTAAAAAAGAAATAGATCATCAAGATATAAATTCAATCATGGATATGGAAACAGAATTGTTTCCTTGTTTAATTGATATGAAATTTAAAGGGGTTTGTGTTGATGTGGAAGCAGCGCACAAATTGAAAACCACATTAGTTGCACAAGAAAAACAAGCATTACAACAAGTAAAAAAAGAGACAGGCATAGATACCCAAATATGGGCTGCAAGATCGATTGCACAAGTTTTTGATAAACTAAAACTAGAGTACGATAGAACTGAGAAAACATCGGCACCTTCCTTTACTAAAAATTTTTTACAAAATCACCCACATCCAGTGGTGAAACAAATAGCTCAGGCTCGTGAAATAAATAAAGCCCATACCACGTTCATTGATACCATATTAAAACATTCACATAAAGGAAGAATTCACGCTGACATCAACCAATTAAGATCCGATAATGGTGGAACTGTAACTGGTAGATTTTCATATTCTAATCCTAACCTTCAACAGATTCCAGCAAGAAACAAGGATCTTGGACCACGGATCAGGGCTCTATTTGTGCCCGAGAAGGATCATACATGGGGTTGTTTTGACTATTCACAGCAAGAGCCTAGGTTGGTGGTGCATTATGCAGCTTTACAAAATTTATATGGTGTAGGTGAAGTATTAGATTCTTATAATAATGATTCAAATACAGACTTTCATGACATTGTTGCTAAAATGGCAGGAATTCCTAGACTACAAGCCAAGACTATAAATCTTGGTTTATTTTATGGTATGGGTAAAAATAAATTACAAGCAGAACTTGGTATTAGTAAAGATAAGTCAGACTCATTGTTTAGACAGTACCATAACAAGGTACCATTTGTGAAACAGCTAATGGATAATGTAATGAGTAGAGCACAAGACTCCGGTAAGATTAGAACTTTACTTGGTAGACTTTGTAGATTTCATTTATGGGAACCAAATCAATTTGGTATACATAAATCATTACCACATGATCAAGCGCTCCTGGAACACGGACCAGGGATTAAACGTGCGTTTACATACAAAGCATTAAACAAATTAATACAAGGATCAGCAGCTGACATGACAAAAAAAGCAATGATAGAATTATATAAAGAAGGTATTATACCACATATACAAGTGCATGATGAACTGGATATATCTGTTGAGAGTCCAGAACATGCTCAAAAAATAAAAACTATCATGGAAGAGGCGGTCGAACTTGAAGTCCCAAACAAAGTAGACTATGAATCTGGACCAAATTGGGGTACAATAAAATGAGGTTAATTTATGGCTTACTTAAATGCAAATATTCCTGTACAATACGCACAAATAAGGAGAGAATATTTATATGATCTTAAAAAACATTATGGAGAAGTTGAAGACTGTATCATCTTTGGTATTACCTGTATTACAGGACGTGCTATCTTATGGCATGCAATTATGGAAAACGGTGCAATCTTTTATCGTCTCCCAAT